CGTGGTGGGGGGCTTATCTAAATCTAAATAGGCCTATTTATTTTCCATCAAAATGGTTTAATGACTCAACAATGGATACTTCGGGACTCTATTTCCCCGAAAGTGAAAAAATAAGTGTAAATCTTGAATCTTTTATAGAAAAATCCAAATGTCTAAATTTTAAATCTTTCACGGATAAGGTAATATATATTAATTTAAACAAACGAACAGACTACAAACAGAAAATTGAACGAGAATTAAGTATCTTTCCATTCAACATTGTTCAAAGATTTTCAGCAATTAGTAATGCCAATACTGCGGTTGGCTGTACAATGAGTCATATTTTAGTTCTTGAAATGGCGATAAGAGAAGGATGGAAAAACTATCTTGTTGTTGAAGATGACATGATATGGAAGAATTTTGATTTCAGTTGCATAAGTAAATTAACAGATTCTAGTTACGATGTTATTTTATTGGGAGGAAATAATGTTAATTATAATAAAGACACTAATAAGTTAATAAATGGTCAGTCTAAAACCGCATATATTGTAAATCAATCATATTACAATAAGCTACTTAGAAATTTTAAAGAAGGGGTCTTTAATTTACAAATAACGGGAGATTCCAAATTATATGCAATAGATAAATATTGGACGTCACTTCAAAAAAGAGATAATTGGTATTTTGTTGATTTGTGTTACACGGGCGAAACATATAATGACGTTGAAAACCAACTAGTAAAACATAATAACACAAATGCGGGCTCCATTTTAAACATTTTAGGAAGTAAAAGATAATGCTCAACAAATACTTTATTGAGTTATTGGGAGTCACAACTATCATTTATGCGAAGTTACTGACAGAAGCAGATCCGACTATAATGGCTATCGTATATTTTGCGATGTTCAGTATGGCAAAAGGAATTACAACTGGATACTTTACTCCAATTGGAAGCGCAGCAGCTTTTTTGGTTGGAAGAGTTTCCAGACAAGATTTTATCTATAATTTGTTGGCCCAGTTAGCTGGAACATTTTTAGTCGCAATAACCTTTTTACCCGTAAAGGCTTACATAATGTGAGAGTTCTAAAAGAAATGAGCCTATATGTTTATGTTGAGAACCCAAACGTTCGCTCTGTTATGGAGAATCAGCTGTTGAATCGCCGTTGGACTGATTCTGGATTTGATATTGTTTCTTCCCCAATCACTTTAGATTTTAAGCAAACGAATATTGGAGTAGAACTGAGACTAGGTTGTACATTTGCTGCGCTGGATGATAATGAAAATCCAGTCCCATATCTTCTTCTTGCTAGATCATCGACTTCTTTGACACCTCTTCGTATGTCGAACCAAATTGGATTGGCAGATGCCGGTTATCGTGGTGAGCTAATTGCTCGTGTTGATTATTTTGGACAGGGCTATCATTATGATATTGAGTTTGGACGCCGATTGTTTCAAGTGGTTCAACACAATTGGCTACCATGGAAGAAGATTATTTTTGTAAATAGTGTGAATGAGGTTCCTGCTGCCCCAGACAATCGTGGAGATGGTGGATTTGGATCTACGGGCCGATAATTATCAAAGAAATTGCATCATGAATAATAGCCGACCAATACGCAAAATACCAAGACTTATTTAACCCCTTAGCAATTGCAATAACAACTAGTGACCGCAAAAACGTGTTTATTAACGGGTTTGCAGTTGGTATATAAAGGAAGTCCATTATATTTAGAAGAATCTTAAAAATGGAAATATGCGTGTCAAGTATGTCATCGCCATACTAGATGTGGAAAGACATCGAACAATTTGAAGGGCGTTATCAAATCAGCAATTGTGGAGAAGTTAGAAATTCTAAAACTCTTAAATTACTTACACTAAAAGTTGACAGAGATGGTTATCATCAAATTGGCCTACGTAAAGTAGGCGACAGAAAGAAATACTGGTTTAGCATTCATAGATTAGTTGGAATACACTTTCTTCCGAAATCTGAACTTATACAAATAGATCATATTGATCATAATAAATTAAATAATAATGTAGAAAACTTGAGATGGACTACTATTGTGGATAATAATCTTAACCGCGAACTGAAAGCATGGAGGACAAGCATTACCAAAGAACTTTACATCACAAAATATAAAAATGGATTCATGATTAGGATCAATAGATCTGATTTCAAACGCAAAACTTGGTGTAAGACATTGCCAGAAGCTTGTTCTCAGCGTGATAAGTATATACAAGAAATTAAGAATATTTAGTCGAGGTCGAAAGGAAAATTTTTCGTGAGAATTTTTTCTTGCTATTTGTCATAACAGCAAGATGGGTGGTAAAGTTTAATCTGCCGCCAATAGTGCCATCAAAATATGGTGCTAGTCCAGTGACGTGTGAGAGGGCGACATTATCAAATTGCGGGAAAGTCCTGTGAGGATATAACTACTACCTACTTATCGAAAGATAGAGTATGGAACCATAGGGAAACTTGTGGGCAGAGTAAAAATGTTATATATAGGGATCATCCGCAGCCAAGCTCTAAGTTTCGGTGGAAATATGAGTGCAGTTCAGAGACTGAATGGTAATGGGCTAAAACGACTAAAGTTTTGGCTTAAGATACAGTCCAACCGCTCCGAAAGGAGATCATCAAGAGGAATCTAACAATGTCGTCACTCATTGTTGGAGGAGAGCTTGATGGCGGATGCTTACTAAGCGTAGGGTAAGCATCCGCGGAGTTTTGGGATTAATGCAACTTGTTTCTTACGGCGCACAGGATGTTTACATCTCCGGCAACCCCCAGATTACCTTCTGGAAGATTCTTTACAAGCGCCACACGAACTTCGCTGTAGAGTCTATTGAGGTCACGTTCAACGGACAGGCCGACTTCAACAAGCGTGTAACGGCGGTAATCAACCGCAATGCGGACCTCATGTACAAGACGTACCTCCAGGTTGTTCTCCCAGAGGTTGCCCCTACGGCATCGAATGTTTCGGAGGTTCGCTGGGTTCACTACATTGGTCACCAGCTCATCAACCAGGTTGAGGTTGAGATTGGTGGTCAGCGCATTGACCGCCAGTATGGTGACTGGATGCAGATCTGGACGCAGCTCGCGACGGAGGCTGGCTCAGTTCGCGCTCTCAACTCTCTCATCGGACAGACGGCCGATCTTCAGTTCCCCACGAATCCCGCCGGCCAGGTCACTCCTGCGCCATGCTCTGCCGGTGGGTCTCTCAAGACGTGTGGCTCTACGCAGTCACTTCCCGCGAAGACGCTCTACATTCCTCTCCAGTTCTGGTTCTGCCGCAACCCAGGTGTTGCGATTCCTCTCATCGCGCTCCAGTACCACGAGGTTCGCATCAACGTAGAGTTCAACCCCGTTCAGCTCTGTGGCTGGCAGGGAACTCAGGCCACGAGCGGAGCAAACGCTGCATCAGCATTCCCCCAGGCATCTCTTGCGGCTGCATCTCTCTACGTCGACTACTGCTACCTTGACACGGAGGAGCGCCGCCGCTTTGCCCAGCAGTCTCACGAGTACCTCATTGAGCAGGTTCAGTACACGGGTGCCGAGTCAATCACGAGCTCATCTAACAAGGTTCAGCTCAACTTTAACCACCCTGTTAAGGAGCTCTTCTGGGTTGTTCAGCGTGATTCATTTGTAGACTGCGCAACTAGCTCAGATGCACAGGCCTACTACCTCGGTATCCAGCCTTTCAACTACTCCGATGACTTTGATGTTTCATTGGCGGCGATGACAAGCAACATCACTGGAGCCGGCTTAGATGTGAATTCAGTTGGCACGGGTGTAGATGGAATTGGTAATGGAGCAAATGCCGCTCAGACCGGCGGTACGACGCTCTTCCTTCTCGGCAAGGCTCTTCTTGAGTCCGACATCCGCTGCGAGGGTGGCAATCCAGTTGAGGTCGCGAAGCTTCAGCTCAACGGCCAGGACCGCTTCACAGAGCGCGAGGGGTCATACTTCGACAAGGTCCAGCCTTACCAGCACCACTGCCGCACGCCTTCTACGGGTATCAACTGCTACTCGTTTGCTCTCCGCCCAGAGGAGCACCAGCCTTCTGGCACGTGCAACTTCTCACGCATTGATAAGGCGACGCTCCAGCTCACGGTTTCAGTCAAGACGGTATCAGGGAACAACACGGCCCAGGTCCGTGTCTATGCGCTCAACTACAACGTTCTCCGCGTAATGTCTGGCATGGGTGGCCTTGCGTACTCCAACTAAACTAAAACTAAAACAAAAACTAAGGGGTAACCCACAATTGAGCTTTCAAAACAAATCTCAATTGTGAATAATGTGGGAGTTCATTGATAAAATTGTTTATATAAATTTAGACAATCGCCAAGATAGGCGGAACATTATGAAATCCTTTTTCGAGAAAGGTCAAATTCCAGAAGATAAAATTATTAGATTTTCAGCTATAAGAAAAAATAATGGGGCCATAGGTTGTCTCGAAAGTCATACTCAGGTTCTTCGCATGGCAAAACAGCAAAATTGGAAAAATGTTTTAATTCTAGAAGATGATCTGCAATGGATTAATCTGGAAACCCAATATTCAGAATTAGAAAATCTAACAAAACAATCATGGGATGTTATTTTATTGTGTGGCTGGTATCAGGAATATAATTTTCCAAGAATTTTTAAATCATTAAATACGGGCGCTTATTTAGTCAATCAAAGTTATTATGATAAATTTTTAGCAAATCGGGAGTTCGCGTTAAAAAATATCTATAAAACAGGAATTTTAAAACTTTTAGATAGAAAATCATATGCAGCAGATGTAAGCTGGGTTTCTTTAATGAAACAAGATAATTGGTTTGGTTTATATCCTTGTATTTGTTCACAAGTCGATGGTGAAAGCGATAATACTGGGAAAATCATCAGAGCGAGCCAAATAGTTGGAATATTCGATCAAAAAATTCACGATGCTGTATTTAAAGATGCCCAATAAGAAAACTCAGAGAGTGGGTTCGCGCGCAAAAGTTATGCATGGAGGTGCTGAAATGACAGCGGGTGGTCTAACGAAAGATCATTTGATGTACAACAAGGCTGGGCGTATTGTTTCAAAGAAAAAGAGCCATACGATGAAACAAAGGGTTTTAAACGCAGGAAAATAAGATTCCTAAATGCCCGAATATATTGTTGAGGCGAAGACCGTTCAAACTGGTGCTATACGGACTCTAAAAGAGGCTTTGAAGTGTATTCTAGTTGAAATGAGTCTCATTTTTGACAAGGATGGTATCCGCATGATTGCCATGGACAACACGAGAACTGTATTGGTTCATCTAAGACTCCATGCCGATAAGTTTGAACACTTTTCATACCAGCACAACACGCCAAAGTTTATTATTGGAGTGAATACTGACCACCTGTATCGAATTGTAAAGACAGCAACAAATGATGATACAATTACCTTTTATGTAGATAAGTCGGATTCTAATTCGCTTGGTATTCTGCTTGAAGATGGTGAGAAGAAGCAGGTGACTCGTTATAAGTTGAACTTACTTGATCGAGATGAGCCCGACATCCAGTTGCCAGATACTGAGTTCAGCACTCACATCACAATGCCATCAATGGATTTTCAGAAGATTTGTAGAGATATGACTCTACTTGGTGCGAAGACGGTTGATATTAAGAATGTTGGTTCCTCTCTTACTTTCAGTTGTAAAGGACATTTTGCGTCACGCACAACTATTATGGGAGATTCGGAAAATGAGTTTAGTATTCAAAAGAAAACAAGCGATGAAATTGTAACAGGCAATTTTTCACTGCCTCATCTTGTTTTATTTACAAAGTGTACAAACCTATGTAATAACTTAGAAATTCACATGAAGAATGATTGGTTTTTAATGATTCGTTATGTGGTAGCTAATCTGGGAGAGATTAAGTTATGTCTCATGCCATGTTCAACTTAATCTTTCCACTTAAAATATAACTTTGCTAATAAAACTACACAAGTAGCCATTAATATGGAAGATATATGTATATTTCCATCTTCATGGTCTCTAATTGCCGTTCCATACAAATGATCCATAAAATCGGGACCATAATGAACAGAAGTGTCCAAATGATGTGCCTTATGAATAAAATTTGGCCCCAAATATGAATAATTAATTATATGTCCGAATGTCATTGTAAGCGAAATCATGAATACAATTGTTGGACAGCAAATCCAAATATTTGTATAAGATTGTACTAATAAGGGCAATACGCAAAAACAGAGCATTTCAAAAAGAAAATCGATGAAAAGTTCTAGATGTCTGTTAAGACCATATCGTTTATCGTGATGTATTTGAACATGTAAATTAAGTCTGGAATTTGGAAAGGCATGTAAAAACTTATGAAAGAAATAGTAGTGACCATACATCAATCCAAGCTCAGTTGGAATAGAAACAATTGTTTGTTTATCATGAAGCGTTAACAACGAGCCAAAATAAACAGGAAGAATTCCTATTACACCATACAATTTTAGCCATCTAGGCAACATGTTATTGAACATTGATATTAAATTTACGTAATTTATACTACAAAAAAATCAATCATAAAACTATATGTTATCACTGGTTCTATATGTATGTGTGGGAATCATATTCTCAGCTGTATTTACTCCGTATCTTTATTCATGTATAACATGGAATTATTCACTTGCCGTGTTTACTGCGGTTTCAATATACACAAATTGCGTAGTTTTTTTAGTTTTGTTATTTATTTACTTATTATTACCAGACAATGTTATTGATTATTTAATACAAAAGCTATCTTCTGCGTTCAGAAACTCATTTCATGCTTTAATTGAAAAAACTGAGAAAAATATTCGAGAAACATTTAAAATTCACGTTTTACATAAAATACCAGAAAGATCTATAAATATTTGGCATCCACATGGAATGTCTGGCCTTACTCCGGTAATTCACAACGGCTATAAAATAACAGATTCATCATACAAATCTACAAAGGGAGTAGTTCATACATTCTTCTTTAAAATTCCACTAGTAAAAGACATAATAAGACATTTGAATGCGATACCTTCTGATTATTCTAGCATGAAACGAGTAGTTACAACCGAATCAATTTCAGTTGCGCTAGGAGGAGCAAAGGAAATGCAGATATTTAAAGATAAAAATATAGATGTTGTTGTGAAAACCAGAAAAGGAATATTTAAAATTGCATTGGAAACTGGAACTCCAATTGTTCCTGTTTTAACTTATGGAGAAAATGAGATCTTTCCTAAACCAAAAAATTCATTTATAGAATGTATGAACGACCAGTTTTATAAATTTTTTAGAGTAAGGGTACCTGTATTAAGCCTTACATCTCTACAAAATTGGCAGCAAATTTCAAAGCATCCATTGGAACCAATACATTCTTACACAGGCAGGCCAATTCATGTAAAGAAAATTGAATTTCCAACCGAAAATGACATCAAAAAACTTCGCAGTAAGTATATTCGTCGCGTGAAAGAATTATTTAAGGATACAAACCGAGGAGATTTTACTTTGAATATTATTTAGGTCTTGATTTATGAGCCGTATATGTGACATCATCTCCAATTTTAAAGCCAGTCATTTCTGGATTTAAATGCGAATTTTCGAAGACTGAGGCAGTAGTGTTCCAAACTTTAATAATAGATGATGGACCCTTAGGAGAAATTGTGATTCCGACGAGAGTTTCTTTGCGATGAATTAGGAAATTATCGGTAATACAATTGACCATTAGATCAACAAATGATGTGTATGCCGTTGAAGAGTCGATCTTTTTAGACCACGCACCTCCTGCTTCATTCTCTGGTGAATCCCAGAGAGGCTTGAATCCTCGCCTCATAAAGAAGAACATTCCTGATTCCCACGCCTCTTTTGAGATTGAATCAGTAATTGTCCAAAATTGTTGCGGAGTTCCGATATCTCCGATCTTGATGTAGCTTTCCAAGGAATAATCCTTGTTTTCAGGATCATGATACCACAGAATCCAAGAATATTGGAGTTTTGTGGTCTCTATGTTTGATCCCATTTTATAATATCAATAAGATAGTTTGATGTATATGTGAAACGGATTCGTTTTTGATTTAATGAAAAGAAAGCACTATAATTACAATGAGCCTCACAGTTTCTCAAGTGTACTCAGTTCGCTTTGGAGTAAAACTTCCATTGCCAAGAATCGTTCAAGATAATATTGCGAAGTTGCGCATTACTCCGGTATTATATAAGCCATTTCGGTCACCAAAGCCGACATTTAGACCATCTAAGATTGATGTAGGAATTGAAAATTGGAGGACGCGTTCCTTAACGAAATATGTAAGCAAAATCAAGGATGATAATACAGATGCGGATTATTCAGAAATTGTAGGAATTTTCAATAAGCTATCTGGTCAAAAAATCGAAGAGCTTACATCACAAGCTATTAAAATTATCGCGAAGAGGGATGAAGAGTTTCGTTTGAGAATATGCGCACTACTTTTCAACAAAGCAATAACCGAAAGTATGTTTGCGAGTTTGATGGCAGATTGTGCTTTGAAAATTTGTAATTCAATTTCCGAAGCCAGAGAGGATTTAAATACTCAGCTATCTATGTTTCCAAAGTTATACAATATTACCGATACGCTGGTATATCCAAGTTGTGATGAAGAAGACTACGCAAATAAGGTTGTTGTATGGATGAATCAGAAAGACAAGCGCAGGGGATACGCAAAGTTCGCAACACTATTATTTGCTAGGGAACTTGTTGGAGAGGAGTTTATTTCAAAAACAATTCAGGGAGTGATTGAAGATCTGAGAGAAAGTGGAAAGCAGGAGAAGACTGACATTACAGAGGAGAATACTACTCAATATGTGGATTTCCTGTTTGAGAGCTCTAAGACTCTGCCAAAGAGTGCGAGAACATTAAATGGAATTTTGAGAGAGGGTATTAAAAGTATTCTTGATTGTCCGAGATCGGATTTTCCAAGCTTATGTATGCGTTCTCGATTTCGAATGGAAGATGTCTTGAAATGCGTTCAATAAGTTAATAACAAAGTCTTTCTAAAAATAAATGTCTCTACCACTCCCAGGAGTTCTATTAAGAGCTGCGCAGCTATCAGTTGAGCACGATAAACCAATTTATCTAGATTATTATGAGCCCAGTATTCAGAAGGCATGCTGTATTGGCATTCGACAGGATACCACAAAAAGTTTAGTTAAGTCTGAGAATGAATACACATCATCTATTGAGGCAATTGCTAGATGTGAGAACTGCTACATCGTTTCAACTGAGAATAGCATCTACATTGTTTCAAGTGAAGTTCCGATCAGGAATATTTTTCCGCCTAAACAGACCGCAACTAGTTAAATAAATGTTAGAATATCCACCTCCACATTATATACTTTTTGAACCTCTGAATGATAAAGAGACTCAAAAAGTGTGGTCCGAATATAAAGCTTTACATAAAGATACATGCGAATTTCACGAAACTGATGCTGCTAAAATTAATTCAGTCGATACATTTGCTCCATGGTTTTATAACTGGATAAGTCAAGTTCCATCGAGCCAACATAATCATCTCAGAATTTTATTGATATACCATTCTGAGTTTTTGACTTTCTCTTGCCAACAGATGATTCGCCGTTCACTGGAAGAACGCTCATTCAAATGCAGAGTATGGTTTCATGTAGAAGACCCAACGACAATTCAACCTGCTATCCAAAGTCGGTGTATTATAAAACGAATTCAAACATATATTCACTCGCCAACTATTAAGGAGATATGAAAATTGAAGTCTACACCGATGGGGCATGCTCCAAGAACGGGCGCGATGGAGCATGTGCTTCGTGGGCATTTTATTTTCCAGAACACCAAT